GGCAGCCTTAGCTGCCCTCGTCTGTACTAGCAGGTGTATCGATAGGAGGCTATGATGACGCTTGCCAACTTGATTGACAAAGTCGTCACCGATCTCCTATCGAAGGATGCTGCATCACCTGACTCTGCACGGAATGTATTAGGTTCAGCCATTAGTTCTGCCTCTCTTAGACTTAGTATCCAAGATAGGTTCTCTAATGGTGAGGAACTTTACACTCCTACGAATCGTGAACGAACCCGGATTTGGAAAGGTGCTGGTGACGAGATTTATCTCGCTACAGCTTCCGAAACCAAGGCCTGGGGTCGTGCTGTTACCTATATTAATCGATTTCCGCCCGAGTCTAGTTCTTCTAGCTCGGATTCATCGGAATCGTATATGGGAACAGTCTCGCCGAACAGTGATGACTACTCATACGATACAACCGCAGGGACTCGTCCCGACGGTAGTAAGTATGGGGAGTGCCTCATGTCGCAATTCACGTTCGATGCTGCCGGGCGTAGTTACGCCTGGAGGTCACGCGATGTTCGTAGCTATGCCGAAATTGTGGGTGTTGGTATCCAATACTCACATAACGTCAAAAACTACGAAATCGAAGTGATGCCGCATTCAGCTTTTCTGACTGATGCTACACTGAATACTCTAAGAGTCTCCGAGGAGATTAACTTAGACAACCATGTAGCTGAGAGGGGTGTTCGCCTCCTCATGGAGGCTCTCCCCAATCAACGAGATTTCGGTCTTTTCCGCTCTTTAGCTGAACTTCGCGATCTTCCAAAGACGCTACGTTCATCTTTAGAGTTGGCAATCTCCCTTGGTAAAGGAGGAATGCCTATTGGTCAGTGGGTAGGCAAGGCTCACCTCACTAACGAATTTGGTATTCAACCGGTCATCTCGGATATCAGAAAGCTCATGAAAGCTCTCAAGAATGCTCCTCGTAGGATTGCGAGGTTGCAGGATCGGGAATTCATGGATACTTCGTTTCACTCAACTCAATCCTTTTGGGATGACCCTGATGAAACGAAGCTTAGCGTTCCGTATAATCCTGCTCTGGAGAAGTTAATTTCGATAGGGACGCTCAATTCACGACGCATTACTCTTCGGAGTACTGTGAATGCGAATGTTCGTCTCCCTCCGATCTATGACTTCTTACCAGAGGAGTTCAGATGGGTAGAGTCCCTCGGGGTCAATCCCCGAATCGCGGACATCTACAATCTGCTCCCGTGGACATGGCTCTTCGATTGGTTCAGTGGAATCGGTGAGTATCTCCATGCTTTGGAGTCACTCAATTCTGATCCCAGCCTTATCAATCACGGATGCATCTCTGCAAAAGCAGATCTGTATCTGAAGACTACGTCAACGCATGAGTACACCTCTACTCGTATCGTAAAGCGAGGGGTGACAACGACCTTAAGTGAGATAAGCAAAGCTTACCTCTCTTTTGGAGGTCATGGACACCTCAAGACTTACAAAAGATACGATGCTTCGGCGTTACCAGACGTCGCTAGTACATCGACCATGACCGGCCTGTCAGACTGGCAGGCCTCAATCCTTGGTGCGCTCGCATTGAGTCGCGCCAAATAACCCGAGGAGCCTTTCTATGTTGCTCGATCCGCTTGTAGTTGCAGCCAGTGCCCCCAACCCGGCCTATTCCTTCGCGGTCATCCGTTCGGATGGCTACGGCAGTGAACGCCGCGATGTGGCTACTGGGACTCTCATGACGATTAACCATGAGAAGTCCCAGAAGGGAGACCGTCATTACCTCAAGTTCACGTTGTCTAAGGACGCCGTGAATCCGTACTCTGGGCTGACTACCCGTCAGACCTTGACCGGCTCGATGACGATTAACGTCCCCGCCTACGGTTTTACCGAAAGCGAGGCCGTCAATTTCATCAAGATGATGCAAGACGTTCTCAACGACACCGACTTCACGTCGGCGCGCTGGCTGCAATTCCAATCCTAAGACTGGGCGGATCAGCTACATAGCAAGATAGCCTACCTCAAGGAGGGGCTATGAAAAGCTTGGAGCTCTTCGATTGCCTCATGACTGATGTCATGAGGCAACACCCGCAGTACAGACGTGCCCTCATGAAGGACCTCTCGGTCATTCATGAAAGAGTTAAACACGAGGGTTTCACTTTTCTGAGTGTAACCCTTCCCAGATTAGGGGATGCTGTTTTCAGCGGCCTCGAATCGGGGAATTTCGCCTGCCCTACTTCTTTCAAGAAGAAGGGTTCTCTCCCTCTATTGCTAGGGGGTTTGATTGCGCTCGTGTTTGATTCTTCCGGACGGGTAAGAAGCAATGTTGATCCGTGTATTCTCCATGAGATACGTCAGATCACGTACTTCTTTAAGAAGAGTCTGGGCACCGACAAACAAGAGGAAATCTTGAATGACGCTGCCTGTGACTCTTTCTTCCAAACTGATGAAGATTGTTTTGACGATGGTCAGGACATTCCTCATAGTTTGGCCCTTCAACGTATCGCTCGAGTTCTATGGCGTCCGACTTCTTTTGAAGATCTGCGCCGTTCGAACCCGAAGAACGGTCCGGGGGGTGTTTCAGAAAGCCTCAAGACGAACGAGAAATACAGACATATCTTAGGTTCTATACCTGATGATATGCTCTGGATCCTCGATAGTCCGTACATCGAGATGTATGGAGAATCTTCAGGCAATCAGAAACAGCGACACTGCTACTCTCGGCTCGTAAGCGTCCCGAAGAATTCAACTTCTAGACGGACGATCACTGTCGAGCCTGCCACGAACATGTTTGTTCAACAGCAGCTCAATGAGGTGATACGTGCGAAGATATCACTATCTCCGCTACTTGCGAGTAGTCTTGCCCTTAATGATCAAAGCGTCTCTCAGAAAAGGGCGCTCGAATCATCCTTGCATAGGGAATATGCAACTGTTGATTTATCGTCAGCATCTGACTTGCTTAGCAATTCTCTTGTTAAGCTCGTTTTTGCTCACGATGCAGTGCTTCTCGAAGCACTTCAGCAGTCACGTACTGAATGGGTCACAGGCCCAAAGTGGTCCTGGAAACTCAAAAAGTACGCAGGAATGGGCAATGCCACGACCTTTCCAGTACAGTCTATTGTGTTCGCGGTTTTATCCGTGTACGCAATCTGTGTGGAAAGCGGACGACCG